AAATATCAAACGGGTACACTTCATTGGGGTAGTCTGGCAAATACCCTTTGGGCGGTACAGCAAGTGTTTTAGGCACTGATATGAGCAGCTCCCAATTATGCGGATCAACGGTAGCAAAAATAAAAGGTCTATCTCCTAATGCCTCTATTTGATCTTGCGTCATGGAATTGAATTGAGCGCAAAACAGCTTCCAGAACTTACTTGCCTCGTAATTTGATATGGGGAATAACCCATTGGCAGAATATTGAACGACTTTGCCGTTTATATCGTCTACCCAAAAAACATTCCCTCTAACCTCGACAACGGATTCAGGGCGTCTTGTGCCAAAGGTGCCTTTTAGCACATTTATTGTTCCTATAACACTATCGGATTGAGCTACAAAAGCATTGGAAACGTTGCTCATAACCTGTGTTTCTCCCATGTACAAAGAGACCGTCTCCTTAGTGCATATGCCCAACATAATAGACCCTATCTCCCCCGCTACCTTGGATGTCAATTGCAGCTTTTGAAGTACTCCGCATTCTGGATAAATATCTTTGGTATCCAGTGCGTCGAAGGTAGATAATCCGTTTGTTTTTGAACCCTGAATAAACGTGTTAGAATATGATATAGACCCCGATTTTTGCTGCTGACCGATAGTGTCTATAAAATTTGGTCGACCGCTATCCGTAAACCAATTCTGATAAAATTTATCCTGAATGTTCATGGCTTCGGCTATGTAATTGGAAGTATTGTTAGTTCTGCGAATGAGATAAACATCCCCATTAATAACACCATTCAATGTGCCATAACTTCTTGTGTTCGTGGTAGGGTTTACCACCTGAAACAATTCGCCTATTTCATAATTAGGTTCGTTGCTTTGTCGCTTATACGGTGTATAAATCTCGAACAAGCCTGTAGTGGCTGTAGCGAAGTTGCCAACATCCTGTAATTGACAGATAATATATTGGGCGGCCTGATCGATAATGGATAATATGTATTCGTTCGTGCCAATAACTAATTTTACAATATCCCCCTCCTGAAAGGAATACCCCATAGAATTAGACTGCAAGAAGGTTAGATCAATTGCCACTCCTGCCAAATCAGTGCTATAGGTCGTTGTAGTAAACGTATAAACATTGCTAGTGTCTTTTTTAGCATATATTACCTGACCAATACATTGTATAAAATATCTTGTTCTGAGGCACTTGGTAATATTTACCGAATAGTAATACGCCCAATCAGGTATCTCAATAAGCGCATTTGAATTACTCAATGCCCAAGACAGAGATACGACATACTGATCTGACAACAATCCTGTATCTGGAATTCTGACAATACAATTACTGTTTGTAACTAGCCCGCATTTTCTACCGGCATTATCATAAAATGTGATAGATAGTTGATAAGGCGCGTCCGATTTAAACGCCTTTCCTATTACATTTGAGGTAGGGGTAGCTCCGGTTACGATTACAGCAGACACTCCTTGATCCGTAAACGATATATTGAACGGGTAAAATTGACCGTAGTGATTAGCTATCTGCACTGCATTGGAACCTACAAATGTTAAATCAGATTCATTTACCGAAATAGGGAATGGTGGAACAGGGGAAGAATACTCGTAATAATAAGTAGGTGCTGGACTTTCCGTACCTAATGGAGTTGTCGTTCGTAAAAGATACCGTGAATAATCTCCCGTCCCGCTAATAATATCCCTGTATTTCAACAATATCCATTCACCGGTAGGGTTAGAAATAACATTAGGATCATATGTAGTCAACGTAAAACTAGGGGCCAAAGATGTTATAGACGGGGCTGTGTACCCCATTTTATTGTTGGCTAAAAAAAGCCTATTCTTGGCGGTTTCTAACGTCTTGCAAATAAGTGGTACGCTATCAAAGGGTTTTACTGAATATGCTTGATCAAGCGTAATACCTATGGTATCATTGTAAAAAGGAAACGTCAGCTGAGTTGTCCCGGCATTATGGGCGGCAATAGCCGCGGCATCTGCCGCATTAGACGTTAACCATGAATTAATTATTTGATACGTGTTAGTCTGCAAATAAACTGCCACTAAATCAATCTGAATTACATCCTGTTCTATTCTTTCGGCAAAAGGGATAGCTACGTCCACTCTATTGAAAAGGTCAGAATTCCCATTATAATTACACAGCATTGAAAGGGCAGAAAGAGTGGATGTTTCGTAGTTTCTATAAACATACCGATAACAAAACAGGAAAGCCTCTTTAGCTATGAAGTTATTTGTTACGGAGGGGGTAGTTTGATATATTTTAGTTTGAGTGGGTGGGAGCCCTGGCTGCCTTCGAATAATCGAAATAACCGACTGAGACAATGGTGCGACGTAGGGGGCCTTTGTTGTAATGTAACTTGGCTGATTTAATTTTATCCCTGCATCTACATCTATCCTTCGTGGCTCATTTAATTCATCGGTCCAATAAATACACCCATTTACATATCTTGTTGAATGTATGATATTGTTTTTACCGAAATTAAGACCGCCTGTCACTTGACTATTGGCAAGAACTAAATAAATAACTTCCGACAACACATCATAGCAGAAAATAGCATGATTGCCGTTGCTATTCCATATAAAGTATACTATTCTGCTGCCTGACTCATCTACAGCATGGCCGATAAAAACATTTGTGCCTGCCGGTAACTGAGGGTTGTTTTTTAACACATTTGCCCCTAAACTCTCAACCGTGTTGGTTTCTCCGAAGTCGGTAGTGAGAGTACGAATATTAGAAGCATTCACCCATTTATTAGGTTTTACGGCATAGAAAGCTGAGTCGAAATCGCCTCCGCCTGTTGCCGGGTGCCAAAATGCTTTTTTCTCGTACTGCATCAGTTTTTCATTGCAGCGGTGAATTGCCGCCTGATAATATGAATCAAATCAACGTTATTCAAGTCTGATAAACTAGCCCTCAATAGTCTTTCTTCATTGTAAAATGTTCTGGCTTGAGGGGAATCCTTTATTGCTGCATTGGGGCTTGCCTTCCAATCTCCATACGCTTGAATGGCTGCTATTGCCAATACATCTACCTGCGTAGCGTTATCTACACTTTGTCCATCAGAGATATACATCAGCACCATAGTGCCACAAGCCAATCCGGGCGATAACTGTATTTGTTGGCGCTCCTTAACCACTTTATATGTGTTCCAATTACTGGCTCCTTGTGCCCCAAAATAACGTCCCGTAGACTCTCCCCATTCGTTGATATTCCAGAACCATGTCCACATGCCAGTAAAACCGAATATAGTTGTTTCATTCTTCCCTAAGTTGGGTATAGGCGGTGGAACAAAATTGCCGTCCGTATCATGGTAACGCAATGGAGTTATTAGGTCATTTTGCGGAAGGGGTTTTAGGATACCTCCCGGACGGGACAGGGCCACTACGTCTACACAATCCCCTGGCAGATCAATGGTATTGTCGTCCGTATTAATAGGCAATTCAAGTGTTCTTATAATCTTTAAACTCCTATAACTTAACTCCCTCAAGGCGGACGCATGATGCACTAGTCGCTCCAAATAAAAATGGATAGGCAATCCTTTCTCTAAAAGAGTGCGCCGGGTGATAGTATCTAAGTTCGAGAAGATCATTAGGATTGAGTTTGTTGGTTAATAGGGACGCCTTTCTGTTCTTTTCTGCCTGGATCAACCACCTTATCACTGGTTACTTCTACTCCATACAAAGCACATACTTCTTTTTTTATCATCCATTCCATCTCCGGAAGAACGGGCAGTGGGTCATAGTCTCCATATTGAGACATGTCCATGATGGCTAAATACATGCTGACTTTTGTGGGGTTAAGCGGGTCGCTGTTGGTAATGTCTTTGGTGAAAACGATTTGCATCCCATAATTTTCATACCCGCATTGCCCTAGCAAATCATTTAACAAGGGTTGCGAAAGCAGTAACCCCCATTGCCCGTTTTGTAGTGGAATGTATTCTTTCGAAGGATCGTCCGGATCAAACAATTTAAACACTCCCATATTGCGCGGCAGCTTAATCGGCTTAATGGGTAGTTGGCACTGGCTTACATTTTTCCATTTTGTCACCTCAATGTTTTCATATAGTGCCAGTACTGTACCGTTAGGGATAGCTTCTCCTAATCTTCCGTTGACTTGTAAATAGTCTGTTTTAAGAAGCTGGTTAATAACTTGGCAAGTGGATATTTTAAGTTCTTCCAATGACACTTTACCCGCTACGGGGATGTTTCCTCCGTAAATAATCCTAGCTGATTCTTCTGCGAGGCGGTATAGTGTCGTTGCCATATTTTTTATTTTTTATCCCATTCGTACCAGTCACTACAGTATTGATCTGCTGGCGCTGGTATATTATCGCTCCCCATCCATTTTATAAAATATTTGTTTCCACACTTGTTATTCCCTTTATAATATTCGCATGTTTTACAAGAACTACCACCCAATGGCACCCGCATCCCCGGTTCGTGATCGGGAGGATAGGCTACAGGCCCTTTACCCAATTTTTTCGCTATGGCAGATATTGAAACCATCACATTTTAATAACGTTGTTTTGAGCATTTTTAGCAATATCCCAGTTAAGTATATCTGCTTCCGAAAGGTTAATACCTATGTTTTCCAGACATGCCAAAAGGACTGATTGGATTTCATCATCCCCCCAAAGGAGCTGCGTAGAATTCAATGCGTCATAAACAATAATGCGCCCGCTTACAGTAGTATAAGCAAATTTTGGCTTGGGCGGGCGCATAAAATAGGATAATGTACCAGATTGCTGGACTTTTG